TTGATGGCGGCGAGGAGCCGGGTGTGTCCGTCAACGACGGTCAGTTTCTTCCCGGACCAGACCACAATCGGGTGGCCGCTGTCGAATCCATGCTGTTCCATGTCCGTCACGATTCTGTTGAGGACATCTTCGCGGATCGGGAAGAGGTTTTTGAAAGGATCGGCGGTGCGGATGGAATCGGTCTGTGCCATCATGATTGTTCCGTTTACGAAGGTATAGCCCATATCCTGCTTGGAGGGATAGTTGGTTTTCATGGTCAGTTGTCCTTTTTGAGTCGTTTGAGTTCGTCTTTGAGTTTGTCGATGATTTTCACGGCGAGATCAGTGAGTTCGTCGTCCGTATAGCGAACATCGGGGTACTGCTTCAGTTCGCGGTCGGTCCGGGCAGTCAGGGCGCTGCAATAGCTGGCCTCCAGGGCGAGCAGGCGGTCTGTCTTGATCTGTTCCGGATCGCTGTTTTCCCTCTCGGCGGCATGACGGGCTTCCATCGTCGCCTGATAGGCTTTGTTGGCCGACATCCTGCCGGACTTGACGGCTTCCTTGACCTCATCGGTCGCGTGGTCGTTGACGGCACGAAGGCGTTCGATTTTCGCCTGGGACACGCCAAGGAGCGTTGCCGTTTGTTCCGCGCTTTTGCCGGGTATAGCATCACGTGATGCTATACTTTTTGCCGGACCTTTTTTCTTTCTTTTATCAAGTTCCGTCAGGCAGTTGAGGAGTTCGGCATCGGTCAGGTTGCGGCGGTTGCGCTGCGTCTTGATGGCGTATTCCAGAGCCTCGGCCTCATCCTTGAAATTCTTGATGATCGCGGGGATTTGCGGGAACATCAGCTTCCTGGCCGCGGCCAGGCGGGTATGACCGTCGATGACGGTCATATTGTGTCCGGCCCAGATGATGACGGGGTGCGCGGAGTCGTATCCATTGGCCTTCATGTCCGCCTCGACATTCGCGAGGTCGGTCGGGCGAACCTGGAAGAGGTCTTTGAACGGGGATGCCGTTTTCACGACATCCGGGTCGATCATGGAAACCGATTCGGAGGTAACGAAGACCTGTCCGTCGTATTTTTTTTCGGCGTTGTCCATCAGAGCACCTCCGGCATGGGCTCGCTGGCGTTCCAGCGGATGGTCGTCAGGTCTTTGCCGCGGACGTAGGCGTTCCAGACGCGGATGTAAGCGGCGAGGGTTTCCTGGACGGAAAGAGACCGGACGCCAAGACGGTTTTCGAGCAGTCTGTTGCGGAGAGTCATGATCGGGTGTTTCATGCCGATATTGGAGCCGGTCTTGAGCGTTTCGAAGAAAGCTTTCACTTTGTCGCGGTGGGCGGTGTTGCGGCCGATGACGCAGAGGGCGAGCGCCATGTGGGACTTCACAAAGTGGTGTCCGCCGTGTTCGGCAATGTCGGCGGCCAGTTCGATCATGTCCTTGCGTTCGTTGTAGAACGTGCGGAGACTGTCATTGCTGACATCCATGCGGCAGGTTGCGGGTGAGAGGTTGCCGTCAATGAAATCATGGAGCCAGAGGAGCTTCGTCAGCATGGCCGCGGTGACGGAGTGCGCGGACCGTTCGATCTGCAGGATGTTGCTTGCCGTGCGGGTCTTGCCGATGTCGAGGGTGACGATGCTGTCCTTATCCGCATTATAGACGATGAGAAGCTGAACCGGGATGTCGGCTTCGACGACTGCCCAGAGGCGGTGCTGACCGTCGAGGAGCGTTCCGTCATCGGAGAAGACGATGGTCGTGCCGTTCATCTGCCAGCGGCCGCCCTTCATGTCCTTGGCGTACTGGCGGACACGCTTTTCATCGATGTTCCGGTTCATGGTGTTCTTCTCAAGCATTTCGAGAGCCATGTCGGGGGTGACGGTGACGAGCTTGACGACGATTTTGGGGGTAGCGATTTTGTTCATGGTGGATTTCTCCTTTGCTTTGTTGGATTCTGTAATGAAGGGAATTAAAGGGTGTCGATGATGCGGATTTCTTCGAAGCCGGTCGGCCAGATGCCGGAGTTGTCGCACTCGCGGTAGTGGTTCAGTGCGGCTTTGTTCGTCTTCTCGGCGAGGTCGAGAACCTCGTCGGTCAGTTTCCAGACGCCAGCGGAGAACGGCTCGTTCTTCTCGACGGCGATCATGTAGACCGGGAAGGTCGTGCCGGAAACAGCGCGGAGAACCATGCGGTAGAATGCCATCTGGTGGATGTAGCCGTAGCGCCGGCAGTCGGACTCGAACCAGCGAAGGGAATCGCAGGTCTTGAGGTCGACGAGGCCGTATTCGGGATTGAACCAGTCCATCCTGATCTGGCACGGGACTCCGTTACAGCAGGCCCGGACGACGCCCTCGGCCTCGCCGTTCGCGAGGAGTTTCACTGCTTCGGGGTGGACGCAGACAGCCGCCTGGAGCTTCATGATGAAAGCGAAGTCTTTTTCCGAGATGACCTCGCGCTCCTGTTCCTCCAGCCAGTCGGCGTAAGCCTTGGTGGTCTTACCGAAGGGCTCGCCAGTGCGGGGATTGATGGGACCGTTGCAGACGATGTAGTCGCGATCAAAGGCGTGACGACCTTCGAGGATCAGGCTGTGCGCGGCGCGGCCGAGGGTGAATGCGGCGGATTCTTTCGGGTCGATCTGCCCGGATATTTCCTTATAGTAGAGCGCGGGGCTCTCGCGGAAGTCGGCCAGCAGATGGCTCGACATATATTCGCCGCTGCGGCTGCGGAAGTGGTAGCTTTCCGCCGGTTCGTGAATGATGAATGATGTATTTGTCATGGTGTTTCTCTTTCGGTTGAGATGGCTTGTTCCTACCAGTATTATTTCAGAAAATCGGGTAAGTGGACGGTATAAAACCGGGCTTTCGGGACAACTTTTTTTGTTTTTTTTAAAATTCCCGGCTTGTTTTGAGGTTGGAGCGTCATTCAATAATTTTCTGTCTTACGCACCGTCCTCTCGATTCTATCCGGTGGATTCCCGCTTTGACGAATTCGGCTTTGAACCGATAAATGTATTTTTCCCGGAATCCGGCATGGGACTTGTATCCCAATTCTTTTGCGAGCTGGCGCTGGGAGACGCCTTCGCAGAGCCGTTTCCAGACATAGCGATACTCTTTCGGCATGGTTTCCAGAACTTTATGAACTTTCTCAATGCGTTCGAGTCGGGCAAACCGTTCTTCTGCGGAGTAAACATGATCATCAACCAGAACATCAATGACCTTCAGTTTTTCTCCTTCTTCGGAATCGAGGGAAACGTCATCAGACCAGACATGCCCATCGGCAACGGCCTTTTTCCGGGCCTCGTAAATTCGGAGACCGGCAAGCCGTCTGATAATGGACCCGGCGAAAGCGTTGAAATCTCCCTTCTTCGGATCGAAGTTGCTTTCGTGAATCTGTTCGAGAAGCTTCAGTTTCAGATCCTCTTCCTCGTCTTCACGGCTCCAGGGAGGGAAGAGCCCGGACGAAATGAGACGATTCCCCGCAACACTGATCATGCTGTTGATTTCGGGGGATGTGTAGATTTCCTCATCGGAGGGAATCCCGATACGGGCGGGAGCGACCGTAGCCTTCTTGATTGTGTTTTGCATTGCGCACCTCTTGGGTTCGTTTGGTTTCTTTGCCGGATTTTTTCCGGGTGAACACCCAGTGCGGAATTGCAAAAGTTTTCGTTCGTTGCAAGAAATGCTATCCTGCAACTCTATGACCGTCAACGGGATATAATTGTATATTTTATTTTTTGCGTCTTGCAAATCGGACGTTTTCTGCAATTCTGCAAGAAAGAAGTTGCATTGCCGTCTTTCTTGCATTTATGTTTCGTCCGATGTCGGGGGACGAAAAAGCCCCGCATCCGGCAAACCATATGCCAGTGCGGGGCAACCCTTAACCGTGACTTACAAATGCGTTGTCCGGCGCAATCCTAAATCACAAAGCCTTTTTGAGACCTCAGCGGACATCGCGGAGCTTCCGAAGAAGTTCCGGGTAATAATTGTGGAGGAAAGTGACGCGTTCCTCTCTTGCATCAAGAAGATTGCAACGATCCTTTTGCGGCGGGATGAGGATATTGAACAGTTCCTTGTAAATGACGCCGAAGGGACACTCCTTTTCATCATCCCATTTATCTTTTACGCGAGAAAGCTGATAATCCTCAATGGATACTTTCTTGCAGAAATCTCTGTTTGTGTAACCGAAGACCGCTGTAAGACATTTTGTTTCCGTTTCATTCAAATCGTCTCCATCGATGTATCTCTTTATCAGATCGACAAGCGTGATTCCGTGCTGCCAGACGTATCTTTCGACAGCCTCCTGAATCTGCTCCTGTTTGCCAGGAGTTTTGACGCGCCGTTTGACCGGGCGTCTGGCAAACATGGTCTTGAGATTCTCCCAAATAGGTTCAGCTGAAACAAAAAAGCCCTGAGTATCAGAATACTCCACAAGTCCATTGACGTCATAATATTGATTCTGGAGGTCAGAAGCCACGCCGGGGATATCGGAAGACCGGTTCCCGATACGGATTTGTTCCGGCTTGTCGCCAATATAGATGACAAGGGAACTGTCCTTGACTCCTCTAAGGAAGTCACGGACATCCTGAAATCCATGCCAGTTGCGGACGAAGTATATGTTGCGGCCTTCCTGTCCTTTGTTTCCGAGCCACCAGACTTTGTTGTTCAATTCCATTCTGGTCTGACCTCTGCATTCCAGTTCGTCATGCAGAAGCGAGGCCAAAGCGGAATAATCAACCAAATACCGTTCAATATCTTCATCTTCAATATCTTCGATATCTCCGTTCTGTCCGATTACGACGGGGGCAAGATCATCTCCGCTGGCCTTCCGGAAGTATTCGACTTTGAATGCGGAATCCCCGATTTGTATGGATGCAGCGTTTTGCGTCCGTTTCAGAAAACCCCATTCCATCAGACCGTACCGCACGGCACTCGGCAGCATTTCCCGATACTGGTAGCTCATGATCGGTTTTTCGCCGGACGAAAACTTGATAAGTTCCATGATTAAGGTCGTGCTGAGTTGTTCTCCGGCAAGGCGAAGCCCCCATCTCCTGATGTATTTTTTCAAAAGTTTTGCCTGAGCATCTGTCTTTTCTGAAAGGTTGTCGCCCGTCAGACTGAGATCAAAAGTTGCCTGACGGAACGCCGTAAACTCCGGTCGCATCCTGAACAGGACAACGGCACGGACGAATTCGATGTTCTCCAACTTCAGCTCTTTTTCGTCGAGATACCTGTCGATGCAGTGGAACACTCCGTCCTCCCCGTTGCAGAACGTAATCTGACTCTTGGGATCGTCAATCGGGCGCACCGTTACGCTTTTGAAAACAACTTCCTCAATTCCATCCGACCCGTCAATATCGAACAGAAAACTCCTGTCTTTCAAAGGGGACAGATTGTAGATCGGCTTCGGCTCCCGCATTAGTTCGCCATTATATCCAATCAGCACATTCAGGAGCAAGGATGCCAGAGTGTTGCAGTCGGAAACGCCGTCCACACCGTAAAGGGAGAACACACCCTCCTCCTCGTTGAACGAAAAGACGAAACGGTAAGGCAGGATGACACGGGTCGCCTCAAACATGTCTTTTTCCGGGTTGTCTATTTCCAGGACAATGGGTTTCTCCTGAAGCGTCGCGAAATAATGGTAATTCGGACCAAGCCTGTATGTTTGAACAACGCTGCTCCGGCTGCCTTTGATAGGGCGGAAGAAATCGACGGTGATCTTCTCCATAGCTTTCAAGTCCGACTTCTTCTGTGTCGGTGTCTTCAAGGGAAGATTGGGGTACTTGATGCAGGTCTTCTTCCGGCTACAGTCGCTGATAATGACCAGATTCGACCATTTGTCCCAGAATCTCTTGCTCGAAAAAAAGATATATGCGGCCTGTTCATACCGGTTCCATTTCCCGAAGTCTTCATCCAGCTCCATGCTCTCGTCGCTTTCCGAAAGACGTTTCGCGATTTGAACACCATCGCACGATGAATCGTGTATGGTTTGGAAGGACTGAAGGGTGTCATGGATTTTTGAAATGAGGCCTGTTTCTTTCGGCGCATGATCGGTGCTGAGGCAAATGTGCCAGCGTCGCCCAAGTTCGTCAATGTCTTCGAGCAGATGATTGAATTCAACGTTCTGGAATTCGCTGGAAGGCTGTTCGAGGAGTCTGCTGATCGGGGCGAAGATTTTTTTGATGGTTTCAGGTTGGAGGTGCTTGATCAATGAAATTGTATAGTAGGTTGCCATTGTCCGAAATCCCTTATGCTTTGTAGTCCGAATTACCCGTTTGTGTGGTCTCTGGGGATAATATATACCGACTATTTGCCTTCTAACGTCAGTTTGCGACGGTGGCATAAAAAAAACTTGATTTTTTTTCCCGGAACATCGCGTCATCTCTCCGTTGTTATGTTTCTTCTTTCGGAGCGGAATCTCCATAATTCCGAATTATCCGTTTTCTCCTTACAGCATTAAAATAGCACGTTACACTGCCACTGAGTGTCAGTCTAAGAAAAAAAACGAAAAAAAACCGAAAAAAAGCCAGTTTTATACCGTCCACCTTGCCGTTTTTCTGAAATAATATTGGTAGGGAGAGCTTGTTTTCCGTTTTTTTCGGGGCAGGATTCCTCTCCGCCATCATATAACATGTCTTTTCGAAGGAGCCTTTATACAATATGAACTATGGAAGCATTTGCAGCGGCGTCGAAGCCGCGACGCTCGCATGGGAGCCGCTCGGATGGAGGGCAGTTTTCTTTGCAGAGGTCGAACCGTTCCCCGCCGCCGTCCTGCAGCAGAGGTTTGGAGCGACGCGCCCCCTGCGTCCGCTCCTTCCGTCTGAGGCGGAGACGGAGAAAGACCGGAAGACGCGGGAGTCTTGGCAGAAGCAGATTGCCGAGCTCCCCGAATGCGGAACGATCCCGAATCTGGGAGACTTTCCCAAAATCACGAAGGAGGATTTCGATGAACCAATTGACCTGCTCGTCGGCGGGGTCCCATGCCAGTCCTACTCTATCGCCGGACTTAGAAAAGGCATCACCGACCCGCGCGGACACCTTGCCCTTGAATTTGTCAAACTGGCTTATCGCACAGGGGTACGATGGACGCTGGTCGAAAACGTCCCTGGTCTTTTGTCCAGCGGGGCCGGAAAAGATTTTGCCAGCTTCCTATCGCTCCTGTGCGGATGGGAAGTCGAAGTCCCCGAAGGCGGCTGGCGCAAGTGTGGAATCGTCGTGCCTGCACCGGGATGCTTTGGTGTGGCGTGGAGAATTATTGACGCTCAGTATACCCGAGTTCCCGAATTTCCGAGGGCGGTCCCGCAGCGAAGGAGACGTCTCTTCATTGTCGGATATCTTGATTCGTGGCTCTATCCCGCAACGGTACTATTTGACGGCGAAATGCGCGGAGGGGATACTCCGCCGCGCCGAACGAAGAGGCAAGCCACTTCCGCCCGTTCTGAAAGCGGCGTTGGAGCGTCAGGCGAAATCATCGAAGCAGAGTGGTGGGATGGCAGCGACCAAGCCGGAACCCTGACCGGGACGAGCAACAATCAGCTGATGCCGGACAAAGGACGGCTCCAGTGCGTGATCGAGCCTCCTGTCGAGTGTATTGACACCAGACAAGTTGAGGTTCAGGAAACCGAGCTTGCACCGACGCTGATCGCCACGGACTACAAAGGCGGCAAGGCTGTCGGAATCGGACGCGATGTGTTCAATCAAGGGCAGAATGCCAAATACGGCATGAGTCTTTCGGAAGATGTTCAGCCCACGCTGACAGCCAAAGGTCCCGGAGCCGTCTGCTTCGAAAACCATCCGTCCGATGCGAGACTGAAGGAAGTTCGGGTCTCCCCGACCGTGATGAGCCGTTGGGGAACAGGCGGCAATCAAACTCCGCTCGTGATGGACGATGTTCAGGAGAAGGACGTCGCCCCTACGCTCATGGCCTCCATGTATGGAAAGAACACGATGGAGGACTGCGACAAATATATGGTCGAAGGCAAGCCTGTCGGCTTCATCAAGAATGATGCCGGAGGCGAACAGCAGGGCTTCTGGGGAGACACATTCCCGACGCTCAGGAGCGGTGCTCTTCCCGCGGTCGCATACAACGTCACGTTCTGCGATGCCAACGGAACACGGAAAGACCGACCGAACGGCGGGCTGTATGTGACCGAGGCCGATGCGGGAAAGACCGTGACGGCAGGCGGTCCGAATGCGGAAATGGTCGTCATCGACTCCGCCGAGTGTGTTCCTCTTGATTTAAGGAACGCGACGCGCGATCCAAATAAGAAAGATGAGCAGAACCGGCAGGGCGTCGGCGTGGGCGAGGATGGTGCTCCGATGAACACGATTACCTCCGCATCCGTCCCCGGCGTCGGCTGGCAGGCGACCGTACGCAAGCTCCTCCCAGTCGAGTGTGAGCGTCTGATGGGCTTCCCCGACAACCACACTCGTATCGCGTGGAAGGGAAAGCCGGAAGAGGAATGCCCGGACGCTCCGAGGTATAAGGCCTGCGGAAATTCGATGTGCGTGAACGTGATGGCGTGGATCGGGCATCGGATTCAGGCCGTCGAGGAAAGTATAGCATCACGTGATGCTATACCCAAAACAGGAGATCAGACATGACCGAACACGAAAAAATCACCGAAACTATCGTCAAGAACGCGGCCGGTCCGAAGTCCGCCGAGGTTGACGGGCAGCGCGTTGAACAGCATACCCTGACCGAACAGATCGCTGCCGACAAATACCTTGCATCCAAAGATGCGGTGAAGCGCCGCGGGAGCGGGCTGAAATTCTCGAAGATGACACACTCGGGGGCTGTGTAATGCTGGAGGTGCTGAAGAACTTTTTCCGCACCTCGAAGCCACAACAGGAACAACACTTTCATCGCCCGATCCGGGCGAGGTTCGATGCCGCGCAGACCACGCGGGACAATGCGAAGCACTGGGCGTATGCCGACCAGCTCTCCGCCGACATGGAAGCCTCGCCGGAGGTCCGACGTACCCTGCGTATGCGTTCGCGTTACGAGGTGGCGAACAACAGCTATGCGCGAGGGCTCGTCCAGATGCTCGCGAACGACACCATCGGCACGGGTCCGAGGCTGCAGATGCTCTCTTCGGATGAAACGTTCAACGATGAGGTCGAGCGGGCGTTCATGAGGTGGGCGGAAGCCGTCAGGCTTGCCCCGAAACTCCGAACAATGCGGATGGCACGATGCCAGGACGGAGAAGCTTTCGCTGTCCTTGCGACAAATCCGAAAGTCCGCAGCCCCGTCAAGCTGGACCTCATGTTGATCGAGGCCGACCGGGTGTCTGGCGGCATAAAGCTCCTGGATGACGGGCAGTCTGTGGACGGCATCACGTTCGACGAGTGGGGAAACCCGACCTCGTACCGGGTGCTGAAATACCATCCGGGCGATGTGCGGTTCGCCACGGGCGACGAGGCCGTCGAGGTTCCCGCCGAGTGGATGATCCACATCTTCCGGCAGGACAGGCCCGGACTTCATCGCGGTGTGCCGGAGCTGACCTCGGCGCTGCCTTTGTTCGCGCAGCTTCGTCGGTACAACCTCGCCGTCCTGAGCGCAGCCGAGGCGGCCGCCGATTTCGCCGCCATCCTCTATACGGATGCGCCGCCGAACGGAGAGGCAGATGAAGTCGAACCGATGGACATCATTCCGCTCGAACGTAATATGATGCTCACCGTGCCCTCGGGCTGGAAGATGGATCAGCTCGACCCGAAGCAACCTGCGGCAAACCACGCGGAATTTGTCAAAATCATCCTGAGCGAGATCGCCAGATGCGCCGTCACGACATACGGGACTCTCGCGGGCGACTACAGCGGACACAACTATGCCTCAGGCCGCCTCGACAACCAGATCTACCACAAAAGCATCCTGGTCGACAGGTCCTTCTGGGAAACCGAGGTGCTGAACAGAATCTTCGAGGCGTGGTTCAGGGAATATCTCCTGACCGAAAATCTTGTTCCGCTTGAGGAAAACCACACTTGGTTTTGGGACGGCTTCCCGCATGTGGATCCGAACAAGGAGGCCACGGCACAGGAGCGCCGCCTTGCAAACCTCACGACGACGCTCGCCGCCGAGTGCGCGAAAGACGGTCGGGACTATCTCGGCGTCCTGCAGCAGAGGGCGAAGGAGATCAAGCTGATGAAATCTCTGGGGATTCCGATCCCAGGTGAGAACGTGAAAGAACAAAACAACGCCTCAGAACCGGGAGAGTCCGGCGAGGAAGAAACTCAAACAAACGAGGTTACATGAACGAATTTACCCTGATTGAAGCTGCCGGAGGCGCTCGACCGAAAATTGTCGGTACCGCGTACTCCGGGGGCAAGATGTCCCTGCCGGGCTGGAAGAACCCGGTGGTCGTCGATCTGAGCGGAATGGAGCTGCCGGAATCCGTGCCTCTGCTCGCGAACCACGAAAACCGGACGAGTGCCCGTATCGGCATGGTGTCCGCAAGCGTGAAAAACAATGTGCTCGAAATCTCCGGCGAAATCATCTCCGAAGGTTCGGAAGCCGCCGATATCGTAGCGCAGAGTAAGGCGGGAGCAGACTGGCAGCTCAGTATCGGAGCCGACGTGAAGGAATGCGAGCTCGTCCGAGGTAAACGCGAGGTCAACGGGCAGGCCATCGATGGTCCATTCTACCACATTCGCAAGTCCGCTCTCCGTGAAGTGAGCGTCGTCGCTGTTGGAGCCGACGCCCACACGAGCATGAAAGTCACCGCAAAATTCGATCTTACAAACCCTAACCCCGAAGAGGAAGGAGACAAAGATAACATGAACGAAAACAAAGATGTTGAAGCCAAGGCTGACGTCAAGCCTGAGGTCAAGCCCGAGGTCAAGCCCGAAGCGAAGCCGGAAGCCAAGCCGGAAATCAAGGCCGAAGCGAAGCCCGAAATTCAGGCGGCCCAGCCCGAAGTCAAGCCCGAACCTGCTCCTATCGACGTGGCCGCTGCTGCCCGCGATGCCGCCGCTGCCGCGGTCAAGGCCGAACGCGAGCGCGTCGCGGCAATTCGCGCCATTTGCGACGGCGAGTTCCCCGAAATTGAGAAGGATGCCATCAGCTCCGGCTGGACTCCCGAAGTCGTGACGAAAAAGGTGCTCGAAACCATCCGCGCCGAACGGCCTGCCGCCAACGTCCACATCTCGGTGAAGACCGAGCCGGAAGGCGACAGCCTCCGCAAGACCATCGAAGCGGCCATGTGCCTCCGTTGCGGCATCTCCGCCGACGACCTCGAAAAGTCCTACGACGGCAAGACCATCGAGGCGGGCATGCGCGAAATGGATATGCCCCTCAAACAGCTCCTCGTCGAATGCATGAAGCTGGACGGCATCCCGTATGGTCGTGGCTTCGACAACGAGACCATCCGTGCCGCATTCTCCAGTGTGTCCCTGCCGGGCATCCTGAGCAACGTCGCGAACAAAAAGCTTCTGAAGAGCTTCGAATCGCAGCCGATCATCGCGACCAAGCTGTGTTCCACCGGCGACCTCAACGACTTCAAAGAGAACGACAGATTCCGTCTGACCGACGTCGGCGACCTGCTTCCGGTCGGCGCTGACGGCGAGATCAAGGATGGCGGCGTCACCGAAGAAGCGGCCAAGAATCAGCTCGAAACCTACGGCAAGAAGTTCTGTTTGACCAGAAAAATGATCATCAACGACGACCTCGGAGCCTTTATGAAGGTTCCGGTGGCGATGGGCAACAGGGCCGCTCGCCTGATCGACCAGCTGTTCTTCTCCCGTTTGCTGAAAAATCCTGTGCAGCTTGACGGCAAGGCTCTGTTCAGCGCCGCTCACAAGAATCTGCTCACCGGCGCAACGAGCGCACTGTCTTCCGACAGTCTGAAGAAAGCCATCCAGCTGTTTTTGGATCAGGTGGACGCGGACGGTCAGCCGGTCAGTGTCGAACCGAAGTTCCTGCTCGTCCCGACCGCCCTCAAGCACCTCGCCATCGAGCTCACCCGCGGTGCCACCCTCATCACCGCTGGCGGCGCCGACAACGTTGTCCGTCCTGCCCTGAACATCCTCGCGGATGAAAACCTGCAGGTTGTCAGCTCCCCGTACCTCGCCAACAGCGCCTACGAAGGAGCCTCCTCCACGGCATGGTATCTCTTCGGTGATCCCCGCCAGGTCGACACCTGGGAGATTGGCTACCTCAAGGGCAAGCGCACTCCGACCGTAGAACGCGGCGAAACCGATTTCAACACCTTGGGCATGTGGTTCAGGGTCTATTTCGATCTCGGCGTCAGGGAACAGGAACACCGCGGCATGGTCAAGTCCGCTGGCGCGGCTGGCTGATGACCGCCGGAGGCGGGACAACTCCCGCCTCCGCACTTCAACTTGAACTCAAACAGGAGAAACATCATGATTGCACGTTATGTTCAGAAAGGCGAGAACATCGACTTCCGCCCGACCGAGAATGTCAAGGCCGGAACCATTTTTCCGTTCAACGGTTTTGTCGGCATCACCCGCCTCGACATCCGAGCCGGTGAGCTCGGCGCTCTCGCCGTGTCCGGTGTCTTCGAAACGCCGAAGGCGGATGAAGCCATCGACGTCGGCGATCCAGTCTACTGGGACGAGGCGAACGAAGTCGCCACGAAGCAGAAGACCGACATCTACCTCGGCACTGCCGTCTACAATGCTCAGGCGAGCGCGGAATTCGTCTACTTCCTGCTCAATTCCGGGGCAAAGGGCGGCTCTGCAGGCGGTTCCGGCAGCTCTGCCGGTGAGGCCATCGCCGACCTCGGTGCGCTCACCAGCGACTCCGGGTGCGCCGAGTCCATGACGACCCTCCGGGAAAAGATCAACGCAATCCTCTCTGCCCTTCGTTCCGCGAACATCATCGCGGCCAGTTAAGCACAATGGGACTGCTGGAAGAAGGCCAACTCTGGTTGACGTCCCAGCGGAATGCCTGGCTCTCCGTCCCTGTGGAGTATCTTCGCAGGGACGGGGAGAGGCTCCGTGTTCATGCAACGCTCGGCCGGACGCTCTTCAAGGTCGAAAACTCCTACGGAACCACCATTCACGTCTATTCCCGTGACTTCCTGATTCCGGTCGAGGTCCTGCCGAAAGAGCCGCAGTCAGGAGACAAGATTTTCTACGACGGCGTCGAGTACGAGGTGCTGGCACCGCAGAACGAGCCGGTCTGGCGTTGGAGCGGGACGATACACCAGGTAAGACGAATCCACACGAAGGAGATCGGAAAGATATGAACGAAAACAAAGACAACGTGCCGGACACCCGCGACCTCTGGCACGAGGTAAACCAGGCTCGGCTGGATATCGCGGAACTCCGGGGGATGCTGAACATGCACTTCGGCAGCGGTCAGCACCATTTCCCACCTTGCAAGCCCGCAGCCGAGTTGCAGAAGACGATGCTTTCCACGCTCGCCGCAGCTGTTATCGCGCTGATCGCGGCAATGGGGAACATCTTCATGGAGCTGATGCGGAGATGATCGACAATATGGACTGTCTGGTTTTGAGCGAGGCGGTCGCCGCGTCGCTCGACGACTGGCATGCGAAGCCCGTGCTTGCCCCCGAATTCACACTGCGTGAAATCGAAGAGCTGAAGGTCGTCGTTGTCCCCGTGGAACTGACCTACAAGAACATCACGAGGGCGCTCAAGGAACGCACGGTCAAGCTGCAGATTGGCTTCATGAAGCGGGCGAAAGACGAGGAGCTGGACGAGCTCCTAGCGACCATCGAGAAGCTCGGAATGAGCTTCCTGAACAAGGAATTCTGCGGCGCGAAGTGTGTGGCGGTCGGATTCAATCCGATCTACTCCGCCGACGACCTCAGGGAACGACATCAGTTCACGAGCGTCATTGAGCTCGTGTTCAGGGACACCTGCAGACGGCAGGAGCCATAAAAAAAGCTCCGAACCGAAGTCCGGAGCGAGGAACCTTCAAAGGAGAAAGGCGGGGATTACTTCTTGAAAGCATCCCAGTCAGCCTTCTTGACGAAAGCGGTCAGATTGCGGCCGTCCTTCGTGAGGGCCTTGAACGCATAACGGGTGGCCGTGCCCTTGCCGTATTTGACCTTGGCAGTGACTTCGGCTTGGACTTTCTTTTTCGCTTTGACGTCGTAGAAGCTGTGTTTCATATTAAGCACTCCTCCATAGGGTTGAGGTTAAGGGTTATCTAAATATAACCTCGAATCCACCTCGTGTCAAGCGAAAAAAGTTATTTTCTCGCAAAAATTCAAGGATTTACGCCAAAATGTCTGCAAAAATGCGCTTCGAGTTCGATTCGAGGCGGCTTCTGGGGGCAGTCAACAAGGCAAACTTGGCATCCTTGCGGAGGGCTGGCGCGTATGTCCGGAAAGCGGCTCGGAATGCCGTCTTTAAATCAAAACGCGCCTCCGAAAAGGGAACGCCTCCGCACACTCGACGCGGACTGTTGAAACGCTCGATTCTGTTCGGCGTGGATAAAAGCCGGATGAGTGTGGTCATCGGTCCCGCCAAGAAGTTCATCGGCGTGTCCATGACCGCCCACGAATTCGGCGGAATGTACCGCAGACGCCGCTACCCGAAACGTCCCCTCATGGGACCCACTTTGAACAAAACCGCGCCTCAGCTTCCGAAGCTGTGGGAAAACGCGGTCAAGAAACAATGAAAGGATCTATCTATGGCCATCAAACTTGGTCTTGATGCAAAACTGTTCCGCGGTACTGCCGGAACCCAGGGGACGATTGAGGTCACCAACGTGAAGGACGTTTCCCTCTCCCTGGAATCCGGCGAAGCGGATGTCACGACCCGAAAAGCCAAGGGCTGGAAATTGAGCGTCGCCACCCTCAAGGAAGCCTCGCTCGAAATCACGATCCTCTACGACACCGAGGACGAAGACTTCCTCGCGTTCAAGGAGGCTTACTTCTCGAACACGCCGATCTCGCTGTTCGTGACGGACGGCGATACCACGGCACACGGACTGGATGCCGATTTCTCGGTTACGGGCTTCACGGTGGATCAGCCTTTGGAAGAAGCGGTAACTGTCAAGGTCACCGCGAAGCCCACCGCGTCCGACCGGGCTCCGGTCTGGGTGTGAGGTGAACAATGAAATCCTTTACCGACAATAAGGGGCGCACCTGGACACTTGAAGTGACCGTGGCGACCGTCAAACGTGTTCGCGCTCTGTGCAAGGTCGACCTCAACAGCATCGTGGAACTCGACAAGAACAACAAGCCGTCCGCCGAACTGCTCGAACGTCTCTCCTCCGACCCCGTCCTGCTCGTGGATGTTCTTTATGCCGTCTGCAAGCCACAGGCCGACAAGCAGAACATCACGGATGAGGACTTCGGGGAATCCATGGCCGGAGACGCCATCGAACATGCGACCACCGCACTTCTGGAGGAAGTCATCGATTTTTTCCCGGAGGCGAAGCGGCTCGTGATGCGGAAGATTCTGTCCGCCAGCCGCAAGTTCAGCGAAGCCGCAAGGAAGAAACTGGAGGCCGAGTTGAACGGAGAGTTCGAGAGCCGGGTGGTCTCCGAGCTGGATCGGTTGACCGGCTCATCTGGGACTGTGCCGGAATCTGCGGAGTAGACCCGAACGGATTCACTCTCCGCGAGCTCGTCCGGATGACGGAAGCCCGCGGCAGGTTCGAGTGGGGGCAGACAGCTTCGCTGATGGCTCTGATCGCCAATGTTCTTCGTGATCCGAAGAAAAGCAGGACCGTGAAGCCGAGCGACTTCAATCCGTACAACATAAAACAGAAAACGAAAGCGCCAGTCAGCATCCTGCGGGACATCT